CTTCGCAAATCTAATCCTCTTTAATTGCAAAGTCAAATGTGATACCAAAAATCATTTGGCATTTTTTTGCAAAAAGTAGGAAGAAAAAACTTCCTATTTTCACACTTTCAAAAAAAATTTTCCATTTAATATCAATGCTTTTTAATAGTTTTCTCGCGTGATAATAATGTGAGGCACTTTAATCCTGAAACTGAAAATATAATTATTTGTTTTTATAATGCAAAGATTTAAAACAAATTAGAACGGGGAGGTTATGTAAATAAAAAGATGAGTTAATTAGTGAGGTATAGAGATGAGTAAAACAGATAATTTTAAAGAAGAACAATTAGTAGTTTTGGAATTATATATAAAACTTGAAATTACTAAGTTTAGTACAAAGAAAAAAGATTTGTATGATGAAATACAAAGAAAAACAAAATATAACAAGAATACTATTATCTCTTGGATTAATGACGCTAATAATTATGTTGTTAGTGACTATGCGAAAGTAGAAGCAGCAAAAATATTAGGATTAACTGAAATTGAATGTATTTTCATTGAAAATTTAACTGAAAATGAAATACAAACAATAAGAATTGGAGAAGCTAGAGCAATAGAGCTAGGCGAATGGGATTATCAAAAATTATTTGAAGAACTAACAAAACTAGGAGAAAACCTAGAATTAACAGGTTTTAATCTTGATGAAATTGAAGCATTATTACCTGGTGAAATTCTTGATGAAAATGAAATAAAAGAAATAGATATTCCTGATGTTGAAGAAAAGTATTTTTCAAAACAAGGGGATATTTGGCTATTAGGAAAACATAAACTTATGTGTGGAGATTCAACTAATTTAGAAGATGTTAAGAAATTAGTTGCTAATGAAACTATGGATTTAATGGTTACAGACCCACCATATAATGTGAACTATGAGGCAACAAATGGAAACAAAATTAAAAATGACAATATGAGTTCTGAAAACTTTTATAGATTTTTATTAGATTTTTATAAAAATTCCTTTGAAATTATGAGAGCTGGTGCAGCTTATTATATTTTTCATGCAGATAGTGAAACAAAGGCATTCAGAGGAGCATTGGAAGAGGCAGGATTTAAAATATCACAATGTTTGATCTGGGTAAAAAATCAATTTGTTTTATCAAGACAAGACTACAACTGGAGACATGAACCTTGTCTTTATGGTTGGAAAGAAGGAGCAGCACATTATTTTATAAAAGATTTTACACAGGATACAGTTATAGAAAAAGATTTAAAAGCTATTGAAAATTATAGCAAAAAGGAACTAATAAATATTTTAAAACAGATGTTAAGAGAGCAAGAAAGCATAATTAGAGAGAACAAACCATTAGTAAATGATGTTCACCCAACAATGAAGCCAATCAAATTAATTGCTAGATTAATTCATAATTCTAGTAAAAAAGATTGGAATATTCTTGATTTATTTGGTGGGTCAGGAAGTACATTGATTGCAGCAGAGCAGTTAAACAGAAAAGCATTTTTAATGGAATATGATCCTAAGTATGCTGATGTAATAGTTAAAAGATATATAAGTTTAGGCAAGTTAGACATTATTTTACAAAGAGAAGGCAAGGAATACAAGTGGGAGGATATAAAAGATGAGTTAATCAGTGAGGCATAGAGATGAGTAAGTCAGATAATTTTAATGAGAAACAATTAAAAGTCTTAGAAATATATGTAGAACTAGAATTGATTAAGTTCAGTAAAAGGAAAAAAGACTTTTATGATGAGATACAAAAAAGAACTAAATATAACAAAAATACTATTATCTCTTGGATAAATAGATATCTTGTTAAATATAAAGAAATCAGAGCAGAAATAGTTGAAAAACAAAATGCAAAGATATGCAACTTTGAGGGCTTGACAGAAAAACAAACTAAATATGTTATATACCGAATGTCTGGAATTGGAAAAGAAGAGGCAAAGGAAAAGGCTGGTTACAGTGAAAAGACAAAAGCAGCAAACATAGAAAGAAGTCCAAAGGTTGCAACTAAGATAACAGAATTAAGAGAAATACTATTTCAAGATACAGAACTAGGGATATTGAGTATAGCAACAAGATTAAATAAAATTTTAAATAATGCAATAGAAGGAGTAGATATCATTGAATACATAGATGAATCTAGTCCTGATGGACACACAGTAAGCAAGAGAGTACGAAAGGACAAACCACTATTAGCAGGAGTAGCAGCAGCAAGAGAGTTAAACTCAATGCTAGGTTACAGAGTAACTGATGAGGCTAAACTGAAAGCTGTGATAAACAGTGAAAATGACACAGCTGTGAGTGATGAGGACTTCGAGTAATCAAAAAGGTACTGTGACAGAATTTTTTTATTAGAGGGTGCGACTGGAGGCTCGGAACTTTTCAAATATGAAATTTTTTGATTTCCTTCCTAGTTCCAAAATTTATATATACACATGGGAGAAAATATGATACTTGCAAATGAAAAACAATTATCAAAAATTCTTAATATTTCTGATAGAAGGGTTAGAGAACTGTTCAAGGATTACAAATCAGAAAATGGAAGTTACCCTCTTATTAAATGTGTAACTGAATTTATAAATCAAACCAGGAGCGGAGACATAAATCTGGTAACACAAAAAACTTTTGCAGAAATTTTAGGACTTAGTGAAAAGACAGTTAAAGAACTTGCAAATCGTGGAGTATTAGAAAAAAATTCTAATGGACAGTTTGATTTGAAAGATAATTTAAAAAGATATTTAACAGTTAATGATGAAAGAAATAAGAAAAAAGCAGTTGAAAGAGAGCTACAACAGTATAAACTTGAAATTTTACAAGATAAATATCATCTGGATGAAGATGTCAAATATGTTTTAACTGATATTTTAGTTAAATTTAAAGCAAAATTACAAGCAACAGCTGTAAAAATTGACAATGAAATTAGTGAAATATCAGAAGCTGATAGATTGGATTATTTAAAAAATACTTTGATAGATTGCTTGGAAGAACTGGCAAATTATAATCCACCAAGTAATAGGAGAAAAGCAAAAGATGTATGAGAGAACCAGGGAATTAATAAAAGAGTGTTTAAGAATATTGAAACAACCACCACTTGTAAGTATTATGGAGTGGGCTAATCAATATAGAGTTTTAGATACTACATCAGCAAAAGAAGTTGGTAAATTCAATGTTGAAAGAACACCATATATGATAGAAATATATGAAAAAATAACAAAAGGAGAAACTAAGCAAGTTACATTGATGATGGCAGCACAATTAGCAAAGAGTGAGTTAATCATCAATACAATTTTAAGATATGCTCATTTAGATCCTTGCCCAATGTTAATAGTTCAACCAACTGATGAAATGGCTAGAAGTTTCTCAAAGGAGAGAATACAACCAGCTATAAATAATTCTATATTGCACACTATTATTAAAGAACCTAGTAAAAAAGATTCTGGAAATACTGTTACGCACAAAATGTTTCCAGGAGGATATATAGCTTTTGTTGGAGCTAATTCACCATCAAAATTAGCTGCAAGACCTATTAGAAACATATTTCTTGATGAAGTGGACAGATATCCAAAAAGTTCAGGAAATGAAGGAAGTCCTATTTCATTGGCAAAGAAAAGAACTTCTACATTTGATGATATTACAAAACACATTATTACAGGAACTCCAACAGTAAAAGGTTCATCTGAAATAGAGGACGAATATAACAATTCAAGTCAAGCTGAATGGTATATTCCTTGCCCTAACTGTAAGAAAGAACAGACTTTTAAATGGGGAAATATAAAATTTGAACCTGATGGAAGTAATGTAAGAATGGTTTGTCCTCATTGTGGTAAAGCATTTAATGAAAAAGAGTGGAAAAAAGGTAATGAAAAAACTGGAAGATGGATACATAAGTATCCTGAAAGAACAAAAAATCTAGGTTACCACCTGAATGGTCTAGCTAGTCCATTTAGAAACTGGGAATCTATTGTTCAAGAATGGCTAGAAATTAAAGGAGATGTTGAAAAACTAAAAGCCTTTATAAATACAGTTTTAGCTGAAACCTTTGAACAAGAATATACAGGAAGATTAG